CCAATACCGATACCTAGCCAAGATACGCTAAAGTAAAGCGGGGCGGTAGAAAACATAAAACCATAGGTGTCTAATTCTATCTCTAAGTATTCCATTATTAGTTATCCCAAGTTAGTGCATATAGTTTTGCTAGTTCATCTGTATCTTCATCATTGAAGTCATCTAGTGGAGGTTGTTCCTCATCTACATCGTCAAGGTGGCGATATGCGTCTGCTATATCGCTCTGTATGGTATCCCATTTAGATACGCTATTATTTTCGTATGAGTATGCGTATGACATTATTTATTCATCTCCTTAGCGATAGCCTCTGATTTAGTAAGTGCCTCTAGGGCTACTGATAGGGAGGCAAGGCGTTGAGCCTCTACCATTTGCTTATATTCATCTAGTGTCATTAGTTAGTTTCTACCTTTCGCAAGTGTGCTACTACATTTTTAGAAATCTTTTGTAAATCTTTAACTGTCTTAGTCATCTCATCTACGCTATTAGCGGTTTGAAATCCGAGGAAATTAACCCCGTCCCATATTGTGTATGTTATTGTCATTTTATTTTCTATCCTTTTCGTTGTTGTTATATTGGAATTATAGCCTAGTGGGCTGACATTATCAAGCCGACACGCACCTTGTGGGGTGTGATTTAACTCACACGCCAGCGTGTCCACATAGGAAGTTGCTCAGGGTCGGTATCATCATACCAACGCTCTATATTCTGCTCGCAGTCTTGGCAGAATGTGAATTGCTCATCTCCTACATTAGAGATAGCAGACTTCATAGGGTTATGCTCTGAGAATGGTGAGCATTTTGTTATTGTTAGTGTAGTCATTTTAGACCACCTTTCTTAGTAAGTGTTTCTTACTTTCTTTATATCTTTAGTCTATCAGGGGGGACTGACAAATAGCAACTTATAAATGCGTATAATTCGGACATTGTGGTGTAAGTCACAAAAAAATCGTGTGAGATACATCACAAAACACCCTAAAACATGGGCGCACTATCCCAAATGTCCGTTTTGCCTAAATTGTGTATCATACATGTAAAAAATATATTAACATTTTCTTAAATCCTAAAAAACAGTTGACTAGAATATAGGGCGGTGTATAATAAGAATATGGAGCCATATGCATCTATAGTTAAAAAACAGCTTGCTCAAATATTAGAAAAAGAACCCAATGCGGTACTAATTGAGAAGAACATTGTTGTGTTAAAAAACTGGCTATCAGATGATCTATGCGATAGGCTTGTAAACCATGTAGAATCTTTTGGAGAAGATATTTGGTGGGAAAAAAACAAGCGAGAGTGGTGGCATGGAAAGTTCTTCTTTGTAGAAGATCCAGAGTTGGACGCAGAGCTAAAACATATGCGTATAAGGCTACAGGAGCTCTTTAGACAGGAGTTATGGGTAGAAAGCATGAACTCTGTCCACAGAATGACAGAAGGCCAGTCTATGTTTGAACATGCTGACAATTTGGCGGAATCCCTTGGGTTAGATAACAAATGCGTATTTGGAGTAACTCACTATATAAACAATTTTGAGGGTGGCGAGATATATTATCCTTACTTGCCTTTTGAGTATAAACCAGAAAAAGGAGATCTACTTTTACATCCAGGCTGGGAAGATTATCTTCATGGAACTAGACCAGTTACTGGGAATACTACAAGATACATAGTAGCAGGATTTGCATCACTTCCTGAAGCGGAAGAATTAAGAAAAAATGATCAGCTGTATGAAGGCTTAGATTCAATCAAAATGTCTAGTGCAGTAACTGGAATATTTGGAGAAGATAATTTGCCTGAAGGATTTTACACAACTCCACATGAATTCGTAGAGAAAAAAGTTTGATATAATAAAAGAATGCTATATGTATTCGGAGATTGTCATGTTAGAAGCATGGATGATCTAAAAAAAAATATCGACAATGTTAAATTAATAGGTTGTGAAGGACTTTGGTCTAGCTCTTTAAATTTAAAAGAATTAGAAAAAATTTCATTTGTTGGCATTAAGGAATATATAATTCCAGTTGACCAGAATATAGTATTATTTCTTGGACATGCAGATATTAGAAACACAAGACCAATATATAAAGATATAGAGGTAAGAGTTGACAGATATGTAGAGTTGGCCACAAAATACCTAAATCCTTATTTTCAAAATGTTTATTTTGCAGAACCGTGGCCGATATGGTCTGATTCTCATCCAGATAAACTAAATGCAGAAGATCATTTTAAAAAAGCATTAGCAGTAGCTGTACAAAAATATAATACTAGGATAGTTATAACTCAAAAAGAAATTTATGAAGCTATTGGTAAATACGCTGTTACCTCTGAAGAAAATGTTAAAGAAAAACATGGTGAAGGACTAACTTGGCCAGACGAATATTTTGAAAAAGTTTTAAATTTAATTATAGCAAAGTCATTGACTTTGTAAAATAACAAATGCTACACTTGGTTTGCTTTGTGGGGGGCTTACCCTGAAACTCAATATGTACCAGATAACATCTGTGGATATATGTTCAGGAACTGCTTTCTCTATCTTTCCAAAAAGAAAAAATTTGGGGGGTAGGGGGGCTTTCCTAAAATCTAATATCCCCAGATAAAAAATTAAAAAACATAAAGAAAATACATAAGAAAAGGCGGGATAGAAAGATGAAGACTCTTATTGCAGTAGCCATAATAACTGTAATGACTTTCATCCTTGGTATCATATACCAGATAATAGGCTAATATAAGGGCCTATAGCTTAATCTGGTTAAAGCACTTGTCTTATATACAAACGACTTTGGGTTCAAATCCCAATAGGCCTACAAGGAGGAAAATATGGATCAAGTAAAAGTGCCAGCTGAATGGCCAAGAAAAAAGAAGATCAGATTTATTGGTTTGTGTTTCTTTGTTCTAGCTATCTTCCTATTTTTTAATATATAGGCCAACTTGGTTTCACGTGAAACATAGTTAACAAACATGGAGTATAATACTAATATGATAGCTTATGATGTTCCCTATTCCGCCCTCTTTTATGTTATATGGGCTGGTGTACCAGTAGAGCATAAAATTGGCTCTGAGGAACAACGTATAGCTCATATGGAGTATTTGAGAAGTTTATACGAAGATGAAAATGATGGTCTCTAATTTTCGGCTCACTTTTCGCCGCACTTTTTTTCACTAACAATGGAGTTTAATATGTTACCTAATGCTTATTTTTTAACATATCCTAGGTCTGGTAAAAATTGGCTATCATGGTATTTAGATTTAAATACTGATTTAGATATAGATTTTGGACACTATGTAAAAGTAGATAAAAATACCCCAGAGGAATTCTTTAAGTCTAGGATGTATGAAATTCAGGTTGCCGCCGAAAAAGACTACTCTAAAGTTTTTTCTATAGCCAGAGACCCAGTAGAGTGTTTAGCGTCAATGAATGTGATGGAAGACTTTTCTCAGATAGAGTTTAGAAGCAATCAATTTTTAGATCATTATTCTGAAATGCTAAAAAACAATGTTACCTTTTTTGACTTTAAGGATGTTATTGGTAGTACAGAAAAGGTTGCTACATTCTTATGTAATAAATTAGGTGGATCGTTTTTACTTGCTAATGATGATTTTGAGAGCTATTCTACTTGGCATGTTGAAACTCAAGACAAAAGAAAGACTGTCACATCAAAAAAAGATTCTAGATATCAAGACCACCTAGATTACATTAAGAGCCTTCCTTTGGAAAACCACTACAATCTATATGCTCAGGCTTTAGAGAAAAGTGTGAGACTATGAGCATAAATATATTCGATAATTATTTAAACCAAGACGAGTTTAATAAAATAAAAAATATTTTTATAGATAACGAAAAGTTTCCTTGGCACTACACCCCTGGAATTGCCTATCCTAATGAAGTCAAAAAAACAGATAGGTTTCAGTTCTTCAACTTAATGTATAGGAATGATATTGGGGTAAAATCAGATTGGTATGCTGACCTAATGCCATTGTTAAATAAAATTAATCCCAAAGAGATACTAAGAGTAAAAGCAAATCTTGGAACCAGGACTTCTACTCACATTGAGGGTGGAATGCACACTGACAGCAAAATGAAACACACTACGGCAATATTTTATTTAAATACCAATAATGGTTATACAAAGTTTGAAGATGGAACAATTGTAGATAGCATTGCCAATAGACTTGTTGTGTTTGATTCTAGATTTTTGCATTCTGGGTTCTCTCAAACAGACACTAATATACGTGTTGTGCTAAACTTAAACTACACTGAAAATAATTATTTTAAAAAAGGGGTTTTCCATGAATAAGATTTATGTAGACGAAAATATCTTTTACATAGAAGATTTTATTGATAAAGAATCTATTCTTATACTACAAGATGAGATAAAGAAACAATCATTAAAAGTTGAAGAGAATAAAGGTTTATACCACGACGTATTGTCTTTAAATACAGATCAAGCTAGACTAGTTTGGGATAAAATTACCATTAACCTTAATGATCTTTTTACCAACAATGAAGAACACCTGCACAATTTTCACAAATCACCAATTTTTATAAAATATGTAAATAGGGAAGCTAAATCAACTGGCTGGGCAATGTATCCACATGCAGATGACAACGAATATGAATCTCAAGACGACCCCAAAACTTTTTATTCACCTGTTCTTAAAGGAATTGTGATATACATTACCGATGATTATGAAGGTGGAGAAATTGTTTATATTAATAAAGATATTAAAATTAAACCAAAATCTGGTTATTTAGTTTGCCATCCAGCATCAGAAGACTATACCCATGGAGTAAAAAGTTTTTCTGGTGGGCCAAGAATAATTGTGTCCGCCTTTGTTAAAGGTAATCTTAGTTGCCACTGTCCATGAAATACAAAAACCCAATTAGAGGCGGATCCAATTGGGTTCTTGTTGCACTTACGTGCTATTAATACAAGGAGCCTAAGCTCTACTTAGTATTAATTCTTTTTATTATATTTTTAATTTTTTGCCAGATACTTACATGATGTTCTTTTTCCCATTTTATTACTTCTTCAATCGGATGTTTTCTTCCGTGGTCCCATGGAAAGTATGGTCCGTACATTCTTTTTGTGTGATATCTAGGCATGTACCTATTATACTACTATTCAGTTATTAATATATCGTTCTGTTCAAGCTTGTCATAAATTTCTGACATGTAGTAAGTCATAGATGGTCTTGCTTGAGTTGTTTTTTCTTCAACTTCTTCTTCGCTCATTCCGCTCATAAGTGCCATTCTTGTATTTACTGCTTCATAAACAGACATCATTAGCTCTACTACAGATTCTTTATCTTTATTCATTCTTTTCATCTTCCGCTCTAAATGCTGGGGAGGGTCCCAGCAAAAATCCGTCTTCATGATATTTTACCATTTTTTCAATCTCATTGCTAGCCCCTGTATTTTTAGCAATTAAACATAATACGTCATATATTCTATGCAGCATTATATAATTAACCATTGGCAGGTTGTCTTCTAAGTTATTACTCGGCTTGTCCATCTTTTATTTTCATGTCTTCAAGTAATTCATCGATAGTGGTTAGTCCTCTAGATTTAGCTTCTTCAACATATTCTTTTACTACAATAAGGGCTCTTTCTGCAAGAAGCAAGCCAGGCATATGCATGCAAGGTATATTTCTTGCAACCTTGGCTCTTAGATCTTGATCAAATTCATTGTTTAGTGGCATTTTCTATACCCGCCTTCATTTTTGAATAAATAGCACTACCAATATAGTTTTTATACTGGCAGGAAATACAATATACAAATATTTTTTCCTCTTCGTCTTGGTTTGAAAAGAGAAAGCCTTGGTCTAATGGACAAACCATCTCTGACACAAGGCCTTCTCTTGAGAGAGCTAGATATTGAGATACTACTTGTATCTTAATATTAACTCCTTTCTAACTTTTAGATGGAAACTTATCTAACCACTCTTTTGTCTTGGCGGTTAAACCTTTCCATGACGACCAATCTTGACCGCCATTGGTCATATAATACGTTATCTCTGCGTTGATTGCTGGATCAAATAACGAGTAGTTACTGTCCAGTTTGAATTTTTCTTTACGATCATCACCTAGGTTTCCCAACATGTTAATCTGAAAAATTCCGTAGGAACTGTCTCCAGTTTTCCTGTTGCCGTTATAAGCCATTGGGCGTCCATTAGACTCCTTTTTAGCCACAGCCCACGCCATTTTAAGGGCGCTACCCTCAAAGCCTACAGCCTTGAGGAGTTCAACCAATTCTTTATCTGTTAAAGACTCAGATGGTTTCCACACAGTATTGCTGAATTGCTCCAGCTTTTCCTTGTTAAGTTGTGCTTCGGTTTTTACATCTGGTTTTACAACCAGAGCAGATGCTGTTTGTATTACTTCTGGTTGACCAGTAAATAAAAACAGTACAGCTACTGATATTGCAACATAGTGATGTAAAACATCGCTAAGTTTTTCTTTTATATTCTCCATAGGCATTTCCTCCAATAGAGATAACGAACTATAAGAATACCATTAAACTTTACAATATGTCAACCTAAAAATATACTTATATTTATTCTAGTTAACCAATAATAGTGCTTTTTTAAAAAATATTTTTCGGCCTTCCCTTCTATAAAGAAGTTTGGTAGAATAAGACTCTTACTAAATTTTATGTGCCATCTGGGCGGAAAAGAGACAAAATGACAAAAATAAAAAACTTTAATCAATCCTCGGACTATTTTGAGGAGAAGCCAATGTCACTAATTGAACTTAATGAAAATAGCGCTTTAATAGATAACCCCTATGAAAATTTTATAGCTATGTCTAGATATGCAAAATGGGTGCCAGATGAAAATAGAAGAGAAACATGGAAAGAAACTGTAGATAGGTATTTCTCTTTTATGCTTGGGCACTTAGAAGAAAATTTTAACTACACTCCAGACGAAATCCTTTTATCAAATCTTAAAGATGCTGTATACAAAAGAAATGTAATGCCATCAATGAGAGCTGTTATGACTTCTGGCCCCGCCCTTCAAAGAGATAACGTTGCTGGATACAACTGCTCATATTTGCCAGTAGATCACCCTAGAGCATTTGATGAAACCATGTATATCTTAATGTGTGGGTCTGGGGTAGGATTTTCTGTTGAATATAAATACATAAACAAACTTCCTTCTATTCCAAACACTCTAGAAAAAGTATCAGATGTAATAGTTGTAGAAGACTCTAAGTCTGGTTGGGCAACAGCATACAGGCTGTTGCTAAAAAATCTTTGGGACGGGAAAATCCCATCTTTTGATGTAACTAAAGTTAGACCAGCAGGAGCAAGACTTAAAACTATGGGAGGAAGATCTTCTGGACCACAGCCACTAGTAAACCTTTTTGATTTTACAATTTCAAAATTTAAAGCAGCAGCAGGAAGACAGTTAAAGCCAATTGAATGCCACGACATTATGTGCAAGATTGGTGAAGTTGTTGTGGTTGGAGGAGTTAGAAGATCAGCAATGATTTCTCTTTCAAATATTAATGATATAGAAATGGCTTCTGCAAAATCTGGTAACTGGTGGGAAACGAATCCTCAACGTGCTCTTTCAAATAACTCTGTAGCTTATTCTAGAAAGCCAGATATGGAACAGTTTATTGCAGAGTGGAAATCTCTTTATGATTCAAAGTCAGGAGAGCGTGGTATATACAATGTTGCAGCAGCGCAAAAGCAAGCGGCACTATACGGAAGAGACCCAGATATTCATTATGGAACAAACCCATGCTCTGAAATTATTCTTAGACCAAATCAGTTTTGCAATTTATCTGAAGTTGTATTAAGAGAAGATGATAATGAAGAGTCTGTATCAAGAAAAGTAGAGTTAGCCTCAATCCTTGGCACATGGCAATCAACCCTTACTAACTTTAAGTACATTAGAGACGTTTGGAAAAAAAATACAGAAGAAGAAAGACTTTTAGGTGTTTCTTTAACTGGACAATTTGGAAATGCAATTTTTTCAGGAAAATCTAGATCTGCAAATGAATTTGTTTGCGGCAAAGGTTGTGTTGATCTCTGTAGCAATCAGGATCATATAAAAGAAGATAACTATACAAGGCTTGAGCATATGCTTCAAAGATTAAGAACTCGTGCAAGAGAGGCAAACATTCAAGAAGCGGGAGCAATTGGAATCAATCCATCTGCTTCAGTAACATGCGTTAAGCCCTCTGGAACAGTTTCTCAGCTAACTGGAGTTTCATCTGGAATGCATCCATGGCATTCTGAGTATTATATAAGAACTGTGCGTGGATCTAAAAATGATCCAATTTCAATATTTCTTAAAGAAGTTGGAATACCAGTTGAAGATGATGTCATGAAGCCAACAGAGACAGATGTTTTTTCTTTTCCAGTAAAAGCACCAACTAATGCAACATTTAGAAAAGACCTTACTGCGATTGAACACCTAGAGCTATGGCTAATTTATCAGAGAGCTTGGTGTGAACATAAGCCTTCAATTACAGTTTCTGTGAATGATAGCGAGTGGATGGAAGTTGGAGCCTGGGTCTATAAGCATTTTGACGAGCTTTCAGGTATATCTTTCTTGCCATATTCAGATCACTCTTATAAGCAAGCTCCATACCAAGAAGTTTCAAAAGCAGAATACGATGATCTAGTTGCAAAAATGCCTAAGTCTATTCGTTGGGAAGATCTGTCATTCTACGAGACAGAAGATGGAACCTCTACAAATGCAACACTTGCCTGTAGTTCTGATGGCAATTGTGAATTGGTAGATATTAGCGCATAGTGGTACAATTATAGAATTGGGCTAAAGCTCAAAATTCCTAGGCTCCCCGCCTAGAAATAAGGAGGATCAAAAATGGCAAAAGCTAAAGAAGATCTTAATGGAGATGGAAAGGTTACAATGCAAGAGAAGATTCTAGCAGCACTAGCAAGTTATGGACGTCATTTTTTAGGAGCAGCAATTACTCTATATATGACTGGCAACACTAGTCCAAGAGACCTACTACTTGGCGGATTTGCTGCCACAGCACCCGTAATTTTGAAAGCACTTAATCCAAACGAACCATCGTTCGGGTTTACCAAAAAGTAAAAAACAGTCAATTAGAAATACTCCTGTGCTAAAATTAGTACAGGAGTATTCCTATTTAGGAGACTATGGCAAATGGCAGGACAAAAGAATTTCGAAGTAGATCAAAATGCAACATTTAGCTTTGTAGTAGAATATAAAGACGAAAATGATAATGCGATTGATTTAACTGGCGCATCTGCAAAAATGCAGGTACGTGACGTAAAAGGTGGAACTAAGTTAGCAGTAACTTTAACATCTCCAAGTGGCGGCATTGTAATAAATGGCCCCCTTGGTAAATTAACTGTAACCCTTACACCAACACAAACAAATAAACTCTTTTATCCAAAGTCAGTATATGACATTATGGTCGTAGATTCTAATGCGAATAAAATAAAGCTCCTTGAAGGGTTTATTACCCTAAATAGATCGGTAACTATATAATGGTTGAGTCCGTAGTTGTTAAAGAGCAAATAAATAAAGTTATAGTATCTTCCCCAGGCCCGCAAGGAGTAAGAGGAAGAACAATCCTAAATGGTTCTGGAGACCCAGCAGCAAATTTAGGCCTTACTGGAGATTTTTATTTTGATACAACATCTGCAGCTTTTCACGGTCCAAAAATTTCTGACTCAACATGGTCAGGATCAAATAAAATATTTCTAACAAATAATACACTAGCATATGCCTGGGAACTTGCTCAAGTTACTGGCCCACTGCTTGGTGTATATTCTGTTGTTATAAGCCACGGTCTTGGCTACCAACCAAATGTAACTGTTAAATCAAGCGCAGGAGATATTTTGGAAACTGGAATAGATTACAATAGCACTAACCAAATAACACTGACTATGGCTCAACCATTTTCAGGGACAGCATACCTGTCATAAGGAGATAGCAAATGGCAAGAAAATTTTTAGTTAGCGTTGATCTCAACAAGAATGAGTTGCTCAATGCTAGAATTCAAAACTTAGGCGCAGCGCCTTCAAATCCAGTATCTGGTCAAATATACTACAATACTGGCACAAATATTCTTTACTTCTATAATGGAACAGAGTGGACACCCGCATCTGGTTCTACAGAAGTAATTCAAGACATTATTGGCTCATCCGTATTAGGCGGTACCGCTCTTACAGCTACCTATAACGATGCAGCAGGAACAACAACATTAAAGTTAAACGATACATCAGTAACCGCTGGATCTTACGGTTCATCTTCATCTATACCTTCATTTACAGTTGACGCACAAGGTAGACTAACATCTGCAGCCGAAACAAGTATTCCAGATCCAGTAATTACACTTTCAGGAGATGTAACTGGTTCTGCAACAATGACCAATTTGGGTGATGTTACAATATCAACTACAATTGAGCCAAACTCAGTTGCCCTCGGAACTGATACAACTGGAAGCTATGTTTCAACAATTGCAGGAACATCTGGAGAAATTACAGTATCAGGCTCTGGATCAGAATCCGCAGCAGTAACTATTGGATTGCCAGATGATGTATCAATTACTGGTAACTTAAGCATTGGTGGAAACCTTGATGTTCAAGGATCTATTAACTCAATAAGTACAACAGAAGTTAATATTGTTGATAATAAAGTAGTTCTTAACACAAACGTAACAGGAGCCCCATCAGCAGATGCTGGCCTTAAGGTAAACCGTGGAACATCGACAGACGTAGAACTTCTATGGAACGAAACGGCAGATCAATGGACATTAACAAATGATGGCACAAATTATCATGAGATAACAAGAAAATATAAGACTACGCTAAACACTTCAGCAACATCTTATACAGTAACCCACAATTTAGGAACAAAAGACATAGTTGCTTCTATATACGAAGTTGCAGCACCATATGCAGAGATACTTGCAGATGTTGAGCATACATCAGATTCAGATATAACTATTAAGTTTGCAGTTGCACCAGCATCTGGAGAATATAGAGTAGTTGTAATAGGATAAGGATTTCAAATGGCCAAAAAGTTTAAGTCATTACTAAATCTACTCACACTTGCAGAAGATCCGTTGAGCGGATCTACAGGAGATGTTTATTTTAATGTAACAAGCAAGAACATTAAAATTTACAACGGTGCAGTGTGGGTTGACTTAACTCCTGGCTCTACTGATCCCGCTCCATTCTATATGCACACTCACTCTTATGATGGAAATGTACATACAGTTAACCTTCAAGAAACAATAAACTTTTCTGAAGACATTAACAATAATTCTGGCGTATTAGAAACTAATCCTGCTATAATTGGTCTAGACGGTGGTACTCCAACATCATCGTATGCAAACGCAAGTTACACAGAATTAACACTGTTGGACGGAGGACAAATTGGCAACTAGCTACCCAACATCAAAAGATAATTTTACAAATCCTGCCGCAACTGAATCAATGGAAGGCCACGCAACGCTGCATGGTAACGTCAATGATGCAATTGAGGCAATTGAAAACAAACTTGGTGTAAATGGATCAACAGATGTAAACTCGATAGATTACAAGGTAAGTCAACTACAGGCAAACCTATCGACCCTTGATGCAGAAAATGCTTCAGAGATTCTTGGTTTGGACGGGAACAATGATCTTACTATAGATGGTATAGAAAATAAAACAACTATAGATTCATTCTCAAAGGCAGTATACAAGACAGTTCGGTATACACTACAGATTGATAAATCTGTTGGAAACTTAACTCACACCTCAACAATTGTCTTGCTTAACGATGGAACTAATGTTTACATCTCAGAGTCAGACATAGTATCAAACACAGATTTATCTTTAGCTACAGTTACTTTTGAAGAAAATAGCGGTATAATAAGTCTATGCGTAACACCTGTTTCAGGATCAATAAAAGTAAGATATTTTAGAACAGCATTAAAAGCATAAAAAAGCAGTAAAAGGGAGTCATATAAATGGCAACAGTAAACAAAAATTTTAGAATTAAAAATGGTCTGATCGTTGAGGGTGCTACAGCTACCGTTAACGGTTTTGGTGTATTAACCAAGGCACAGGCAGATCAAGACTATATTGTTGGTCTTATTGGTGGTACAGCAACTTCAGCCAATACAGTAAATACCGTAGTAAAACGCGATGCCTCTGGCAACTTTGCTGCAGGAACAATTACTGCTACATTTGTTGGTAACCTTACTGGTGATGTAACAGGTACAGTTTCAAGTCTTTCAAATCATGACACAGCAGATCTTGCAGAAAATGCAGCAAACAAATATTTTACAAATCAAAGAGCACTTGATGCAACAGCCGCAGCATATGATGCAGCAGGCTCAGCAGCAGCAGCACAGTCAGCAGCAACTACAGCAGCAGCAACAGATGCTACAACTAAGGTAGCAGCAGAAGCAGCACTTAGAGTATCAGGCGACGCAGCTTCAGTATCAACTGCAGCATCAGATGCCACAACTAAGGCTAACGCAGCA